TTACGCTTGCTTTTCTGATTTTGAATTGCGGTCGGATTTATTTTTGGAATTTGAGTAGGCGAAAACATTTAAAATTTTCTTTGTGAGTTCATCTGCGTGGTCTTTGAGAGTGTGCTGGTAAATTCGTTGGAGGGTTTCAACATTTTCCCAGCCGCCTATCTCGGCTATGTATTTGTCGGGGATTCCTTGAGCGTGCAGTTCGGAAGCAAAATAATGGCGCAATGAATGAAATTTGAAATACGGTAATTCGGAATTCTTTCGGCACTTTTTGAAATGGTCGTCAATGATGCCCGGATTGATACCGAAGTGATTCCATTTAAGACATTCTTGTATCAGTTCTCTGTCGAGTGGGACAACACGGTTGCCGGCAAAGCTCTTTGGAGTTTTTTTCAAAATCCAGTTCTTGCCCGAATCCTGAACAAGTGACTTGTTGATTATAACGCCAAAGTCTGTAAAATCGTCAGGAGATAGGGCAGATATCTCAGAACGGCGTAAAGAACCGTGACTTGCGAGCAACACGGGAACTCTAACATAATCATCGCAGAAGTCAAGCAATGTGTTGATTTGTTCTGTTGTCGGCACGGCAACTTCAACTTTTTGTTTTTGCGGAAGTCTGATTTTGGATAAATCCAATTGACGATAATACACACTCATTACGGAGTGAAACAATCCGTATATATTTCGAACACTTTTAGGAGAATGTGTAACTGCAAGTTCGCTTACGGAGGCTTGAACAAGTTCGGCGGTGATGTTCCTCAGCTTCATCGGCATAAGCAATTGCAAATATTTATTTTGGTATTGCTCATAACCCCTAATTGTTGACGGACTTGACACACCTCGCTTGATGCCTATATATCTTTCGTATGCCTCTTTAAGCGTGAGGTCGTCATAACTTGCCGAACTTCTCTGTCTGTTGTGGCTGAACTCCATAGCCATGTACTCGGCTTCTTTTTTCGTTTCGGCCGTAAATGACTTGTAATGCCATTTACCGTTTTCGTCTTTGTAGTCAGGCACTAAAACACGATAGTTGCCCGATTTCAGTTTTTTGGCTTTTGCCATAATATCATCTCCTGTAATGTGGTATCGGCTCTTGTTCCAGCAAAGATACAATGCCGACACCCTTTCAATTTTCCTCGTACTGTTCCCGCAGTACGGGGATTTTTTAATTACCAAACCATTTAAAGGCTCGTCTAAATCCTGCTTCTTCTGCTTCAGCCACCGTCATTGCGTAGAATTCCCCTTTCTTGCTAATTTTAGTAGAATCATATTGTTGGTCGAAAGGCAAATGGTATATTTTTGTTTCACCATACATATCACGACCAATATTACATTTTATACATGGGTAATCATCAACTTCAATATTTTCTTTGAATTTTATACCTAAGTATTTTGCCATTTTCTTAGCCATAGGAGATAGTTGAATATTTGTTATTAAAACTCCCTTAACATTTTCTTTAGGGCAATTGTGCTCAATGCAATAGCTTGCCATAGTACCATATAGTTGAGTTATATGTTTTTCATGTATTTCTTTTTTTGAACTCCAATATTTACATTGAACTATCAAAACTTTATTACCTTTTTTACATATCAAATCACGACCTAAATCCTCTAATCCCATATATGAACCGAAATAATCAACAGAGTATCCTGACTGTGAATATCTATATCCAATATACAATTCATAATCACGACCAATTTGCCATTTTGATTTTTTATGAGATGCTTTATAACGGTCTAAAGCCAATTGATTTCTTTCCACGGTAGATAAACTGTTATATTCTTCTTTAGATAAATAGTCACGAGTTGGATCATAATCGGGTAATTCATTGACATCTATAATCGGCAAATCATTATAATCCGTTTCAATAACATCTTGTAACGAGGGAAATAGATTGAGTAGGTACGATAATTGGTATAACGCTTCTTTATTTTTTTCAACCATAGCTTTTGCGTCGTGACGAATATCACGAATGGATTTAACTTTTTTCATCCGTTGTTGATTATATCCCCAGTCAAGTTCTTTAGCTAAATGTTCAAGTCCGTAAGTTTCATAATCAGCTACTATTTTGGTCATATACGGAATTGCTGTCAAATTTGATTGTGCAGATTCCAAAAAGGAAATTTTATTTTTTAGTAGTATAATTTGTTTAACATAGTCAGCATCACTTATAATATCTGATAGTATTTTGCTGGCACGGTTTCCGGATGGATTGATAGATTTTATTAGTTCATCAACCTGAGCATACTTTCTTTTCAATTTTTCATACTCTAAATTGTTCTTATCGTCCAAGCGAGAACTGAGATATTTATTGCTTTTTTCAATCTTTAAAAGTTTAATATTGGTCTCACTTAATGAATTTACATCATAAAGATTTGGCAAAAACTGCTCATATCGCTTATCTATTTTTTTATACAATTCGTCAACTGAATTTTGAAGAGCAATCAATTTTTCAGTAGCTTTGTCTTGACCATATATTTGTTCATTAGAAAGTTTGTATTTTCTTCTAATATATGTGTTTTTAATTTTAGTTGCCAATACCTTCACTAAAATTATAACTATAATAAGTAGCACGACACCTAAAAAAGCTAAGGGTAAAAATAATTCTTTGTCCATAAACATCCTCATTTTATTGACAAATATATGTCAATTGATATAAAATAACATTGAGGATATTTAATTTATCTCTCATCCCTATTTTTTATAAGCCGTCTGTTGGTGCGAACAACAGGCGGTTTTTTTATATATATTCGATTTTGTAATCCATAATATGTATGAGGTGATTTTATTATGGATTACAAACAGTACCAAAAATCAAGAAATATGTCATGGGAAATCCTTGTAAAGGAAAATATAAAGGAACTTCCGGTAAACATTGTTGAGTTGTGTCACAAGCTTGGCATCGCTGTTAAGTATTATGATAAGTTGGAGCAAGGCAATGACGGTAAATGTACGGTCATAAACAAACAACCTATAATACTTGTACGGCAAGAATGTAACAGACAGCGGAAACGCTTTACCATTGCGCATGAGCTTGGCCATATACTACTCGGTCATGTCGGAAAGTATGAGCTTGTCAACCGAGAAATCTCACCAACTGACAACCCAATTGAGCAGGAAGCGAATGTTTTCGCAAGCAGGCTACTTGCACCTGCGTGTGTACTATGGGGATTAAAGGTCAAAAGTGCTGATGAAATAGCTCAGATATGTGACATAAGTCTAACAGCAGCGGAATACCGCTGGCAACGAATGCAGGAACTCTACAAGCGGAACAAGTTTTTAGTTGCTCCGCTTGAACGGGAAGTTTTCAATCAATTTCAAGAATTTATTTTAAATCATCAACATCAGGTAAATCCATAAGTTTTTGCAGATCGTCGTCTGTCACGGTTGTTTCCTTATAACTTCCGTCTCGGGCGGCGGTTTTTATTTTGTAAACTTTATTGTAATTACCGCTACAAATCAAATCATCTGAATATTCAAGCAATTTTTCTTTTCCACTATCATTAAGCAAATGGTAATTATGCAATAGCTTTTGTGTATCATCTTTGCTTTCTATTGGTTTGACATTCCTCTTAATTTCGGAAAATGTATCTAAGATATTTTCAACCTTATAGATTTCACACAACTTTAGAAGTAAATCGGCATCAGGTTGACTTCTGGCATTTTCCCAACCGCTCACGGTCTTTCCACTCTTTCCAATGATTTCACCGACTTCATCAGCGGTCATACCTTGTTCCGCTCTCAATCTTTTTAAGACTGAGGCAATATATTCTCTTGACATTGGTTTATCTCCTTATCTGAATTATCATTACAAATATATTATATTTTCAGATGTCGAGATTGTCAAGACACAATTCTTAATTTCTAAGAAAATTATTTTAAAAAATGCTTGACAATCTTAAGAGTTAAGAGTATATTATAGTTACAATCTTAGAAATTAAGAAAGGCGGTGACATAAATGATAAGACATAACATTCTCGACATTTTTAACGAACGAATTTACGAGTTAGGAATTAAGCAGAAGTACATTGCTGAGAAGATGAACATAACACAGGACAGGTTATCTAGAATCTTATCAGGTAAGAGTAATATGTTAGCTGATGAAATGATTACTCTTTGTGCTTTACTTGATTTAGAGATTAACCCACAACTGTTTTATTGTCAGAAAACCGCATAAGAACCGATACCACATTACAGGAAAATAACTGCAAGGGGGGGAGAGAAATGTTTAAGTTAAAAAAGCGTAAGGAGATATACAACATTGCCAAGACAGCCACATGGGATGTTTTGTGTTCGCTTGACTATACCGAAAAAGCAGAGAAAAAATATCCTGAACACTTATACACAAACGGACGCATGAGATTACTGATCGGAAATTTTGAAGGTCCCGAAGAAGCACATGCCTTTATCATAATGTTTAAAAAGTTTGTGGCAGACTTTGAAGAGAATATCAAAAGAGATAACGGCAGAATGATTTATGTCTTTGAGTATGACCCAAAAGAATAGCCTCCCGAAAACGGAAGGCTGAATCGGATTATTTAATCAATGCAAGAACAGACAGAATAAAAGTTATAACAGACATAACAAAGGACACAGAAGATATAAAGTAAGGCAAATATTGTAAAATCCAATTTTTTCTTCTGAACTTTGCGTATGCAATACCTTTGGCAGACGGAAAAAAGAATGTGTAGATACCTTCTTTTTTTGAAAAAATCAATCCGCAGTCAACGAGATAATCTGTACAGGATTTAGCATAGTCACCATAGAGTTTAGGATTATCGTTAGCTTTTGACTTTTTAGGATTGTAATAATCATTATGCAGACATTCAAGCATTATGAGGTTTGCTTTAGGATTTTCGCATACATATCTGAATATTGTTTCTGTCGGTTTGTCAAATTGATAAACTACCATAATTAAACCACCTTTCGGTTTGATTATAACATAACGGTCAAGACAGAACCGATACCACATTACATAAAACCAAAGTAGGGGGTGAGAAGAATGGCGGAATCAATATTTATTATAGTGATCGCATTTATGTATATGCTTATATACATAGATAAAAACAGATTAGAAAAACGACTTGATGAGCTTGATGAACTCGATGAGGGGGCTCGCATAAGGAACAGCCTCTTCAAGGAATCGTTTGAACTTATTTTCTTTTTTCTCGCCGGCTTTATTATTGTTACCAAGATTTTTGAACTTGTCTACCATTAAAATAAGCAAATTTTCAGCAAGTTCTTTACTGCTTTTGAAATCAATAGGCAGGCATACGGTGACGGAAATGCTGTCGGGAGTGAATGAGGCGGTAATATAATCATCATTCTGTGAAAAATCAAATGTGAAAAATTCAAAGGCTTGTACATTAAGATTTTTAGGAATGTCATTTATATCCGCCGAAACGGTTGTGTTATCGGAACAGTATGTAAAGGTACATTTGCAGAAATCAAAAGGGACACGGCTTTTTACAGTGTCATAAATCTCAGACAATGTTTGAGCAGTAAATTTGTTATAGCTGTCTGATGACAGCGGTGCAGTAGCTTTATATTTTGTGTTCATAATCAAACCTTCTTTTGATTTGATTATAACATAACGGTCAAGGGAGAATCATTATCATGAATGAAATCAGAGTGAGAATAAAAGACCTCATCAAAGGAGCTTCAGATGTTGGAGAAAGACGGCTACGAATGTGCCGACCTCACAATTGAAGAAGCCGAGGAAGGTATTCCGGCTCGCATTATGCTCAGCGACTACGGCTGTGTATTTGAATGCAAAGACTGACAAGGGGGAAGAGAATGGATAATCGTAACATCACGAGTATTGTTATTAATTACGATAACGGCGAAATAGAAACCTTAAATAAAGGTGTAGTTGTTGGTTATGATGAAATCGACAACGAAGAAGAAACTATCAAAGTCAGATATCGTATGTGCGATATTAAAGGCAGCGAGTTAGCAATGGTTGTTGAAGCTATTATTGCATTGGGCAACAAACTCGGAATGTTTGACAATGGGGGAGATGACAATGAAGATGATTAAAGTAAAAATTGATACCTTAATCAGTAAACTTGAAGAAATCAAGGCAAGCGGACACGAAACGGTGCATTTGTCTATTGTAGAGGGTAACCCAAGGCACAAAATCCCTGCGCATGTTGACCTTGATGCAGACAAGGATTTTCGTTGTGTGCTCGAGGTGAGAAAGTGAGCCGAATCACAGTAAGAATTGATGACCTAATCAATCAGCTCAACGAGTTAAAACGAGATGGTGCTGAAAAAGTTTTGCTTGAAATTGAAGAAGGTGTTGCAGACCCCGAGGAGAATTGTCCGAATAGGATAAATATGATGCCTGCATATCATCCGAGTGAAATTTTTTCGCAAGTTTATGAAAGCTACTAAAGCAAAAGTCGATACCAGATTACAGGACTAAATAACGAAAGGGTGAGAAGAAAATGCCGAGAAAATTAGCTAAGCCCGAGGACCAAATGAAAAGACAGCTGATTGCCAATATACAGTATGAGGCAGAAATCAGAAGTATTGACCGTGAAGGACAGGCTCTTGTAGCACATTGCTCTGAGGGCACCTACAGAAAAAGAATTAAAGATCCGGGCACTTTTACGGTGGAAGAGCTGTCGAGGCTTGCCAACAAATTTGGCATACCTATTCAGAACCTTTTCAAGGCAAGGGTGGTGTGTGATGAATGAATGACAAAACACTTGACGAACTAAATGACATGGCCAAAAGGTGGATTGACGGAGAGGTTAATCATCTTGAGGTTGTATCACTAAAGTTATTTGATAGGTTATTGGTACTGGAACTTGCTAATGCCTATTCTATGTGCAAGGTTGGTTTGCTCAGCGAAAAATACACTGCCGCCTACAAATTAAAATTTTTTCAGGAGTACAGGGAACTCAAACTCAAAACGGAGCATTTGCTCGTACAGCAGGAACAGCAGATTGACTCTGTAAGGAGTGCAAGTGTAACGCTTTCGGAAGTTTGCAAGGAGTACGGTAAAGATGAGGTTGACCTCGTTAAGCTGTGCGAGTTGCAGGCAAAAGCAATTGATGAGCTGACACATGAGAATGTACATATCAAGCTGTGGAACTCGGTCAGAGCATACAAAAAGCCGAAAGATTACGCAAGACGGCATATGAATAAGATTGTTGATGAGCTTATTGACAGGTTCGGCAGTAAAGTGCCGTTTGAGCAGGTTGTTATGTCGTATCTCAACACTTGCCTTAGTGACAACCGAAAAGAGATGTGGGAACAATTGACAGGCGATGATTACCCCACAAAGGCAAGACAGCAGTTGCCGGTTAAAGACGGTAACGCAAAGGGCGGGCTTGAATCAATGAAGAAACATTACGGTGTGAGAGCCGAAAGAAAAATTGTAAAGGAGAACAATAAAAATGATTTTCAGAAATTGGAAGAGCAAGGGAGAGTACAAAGCTAATTGTGCTAAGCAGGAACAAGACATCAACAGACTTAATGAAAGAATTGATGACTCAGAAAATGTTGAAGCTATCCAGCTCGGAATTATTGCAAGGCTGCAGTCAGAGAACACCGAACTCAGAGCCGAAATTGAGAGGCTCAAAGCAGAAAATCTGACACAGGGCTTTGAGTGCGTCGGAGTATCGGCAATATGAATGTAATTGTAATTATTTGTATCGTCTGCCTTGTTTATCATATCATCTTTAAACTTGCGAAGGTGATGTATTTAATATCGCTTGACGATGAAGAAAGAATGATATGCCAAATATACTGCATTTGGCCTAATTGGCTAACCATATTTGCGACTGTTGATATACTTATGAGATTTATTCTTATCATTGATGTAGGCATATTGTGCATATGGGCAATTATGGCTCTATTGTCTTAGTAAGGAGATTTTTGTAATGGAAATTAAGGCTGTGCAGAAATGGTCAGATGAAACGGAAGGTGAAGACAGATGAAATACTATGAAATTAACGAAACCGCCGCAAGACAAGCCCGTGAAATGTGGTCATTTCGTGACTACAAAAAAGGCGAAGAAACAGGAGCATACAGGAGTCAGGTTGATAAATGTTACAGCCTTGTTGATAAGTTACCCGACGACTTGAAAGAAAAAGGGGCGACAATGGCAGACAGATATGCTAAAAGGTTAGCAGAATGGTATAACAAGCAGTTTAAAATTGAAATGATGTGTCCGTCCGTGATGATTAGCGGCAGTAGTAATTTCCCCGTAAGAAAGAAAGAAAAGCAGAACGCCGCACGAGATAAGCACTATCAGTTATATGATGAAATTCAAAAAATACCCGAAAAAATCAAAGGGCTGTTAAGAGGTACAAATATCATTAAATCGGGTGACGCAGATGTCATAGAGCAGTTGCAGAATAAACTTGCAAAAGCCGAAGCATTGCAGACAGAAATGAAAGCTACAAACGCCTATTATCGTAAGCACAAAACAATGAAAGGCTATAAAGATTATACAGATGAAAGAGCCACAGAACTTGACAAGGCTATCAAAGAAAGTTTTGACGGCGTACCTTTTGCTTCATACACCTTAACAAATAATAACGCAAAAATTAAAAACACTCGGAAAAGAATTGCCGAACTTGAAAGACTGAAAGAAACGGCTACAGAACAGACGAATGAAACATATAATACAGATTTATTTGAGGTTATTGAAAATGCTGATATTATGCGTTTACAGCTTAGATTTGACGGTAAGCCTGATGCAGATACAAGAACCGTTCTGAAACAAAACGGATTTCGATGGTCGCCTTCCAATGGCGTATGGCAAAGACAACTTACTGATAACGCAAAATTTGCGTTGGAGCGAGTGATTGAAGAATTGAAAGCGAGGTAGATACGAATTGACGGAGTTTACCGTAATTATCGGACACAGAAGATTACCACCGGCGAAACAAACTAAATAAGTTAATCACACAACTGCACTTGTGAGATTATATATATCTCATTTTATACCTATACCTACTTTTCTGAATATTACCCTCATCTCAGACAGGTGCAGATGTCTGAGATGATTTTTAAGAGGTGAAAAGAAAATGGATAATAAATTAAAAATTCGTGAGGTATGCGGTGAGTATGCGTTAGATATACTGTTCGAGGATATGAGTCTTAATACGATATATTTTAACTCTCAAAAAAATGCCGAAGTAGTCAAACGCATTATCTTAGATGACGGTAATCATACGATGTGTGTAACAAGAGATGCCAACAGTACAAAGGTGATTTGCCTTGACAGCTCGTGTCCGCATTGTAAAGAAGCTGTATTATCAACATACAATTACTGCCCCTACCGAAAATCAAGTGAAAGCGATATGATTTTGAAAGGCAAGAAAGGATGACCTGCTGATGAAGCAGTATGAAGCTGACCAACAGCGGAAGTTATTTCAGTGGACGACCTTCATCCGGGCAAAGCATCCTGAAATTGATTTGATGTTCCACATTCCGAACGGTGGGAGCAGGAATAAGCTCGAAGCGGCCAACCTTAAAAAGCAAGGGGTTAAGGCAGGTGTACCGGATTTGTTTTTACCAATTAGCCGTGGAGGTTATCATGGTCTGTTCATCGAACTAAAATACGGTAAGAATAAGCCGACTGAAAAACAAACCGAATGGCTTAAAAACCTTAATGAACAAGGCTACGCTGTTGCTGTATGTTATGGTTGCGACGAGGCAAGCGAAAAAATATTAAAGTATTTGAAATTAGGTGAAATAAATGAGTGAAGGAAAAAAGAAACGAGGTCGCAAGAAGAAACTCGACCGAATAGACAGGATGTGTCTTTACTGTGCCGATTACAACGCAAAGCACGGCACAAGTTACAGCTACGGCCAGTTTGTTGCGCAGATAGCCGCAGGGAAAATTAAAAGACTTGGATTACACGACTATGAGGGAGGTCTTACAAAATGAGTGAAAACAAAAAACCAGTTGCAGCGGAAATGCAGGACAAGCCGGCACCGGCAGAGACATTGACCTGCCGCTCTTGTAAGGAATGCCGAGGGTACAAGTTTTGTGCAAGCAGAAGCAGGGATTATCCTTGCCTGTGTTTTACAGCTAAAAATGAAAGGTGACTACATATGAGAAGAGCAGATAAAGAATTTTTAAACGCTCAGATTGAAAACTTAAAAGAATCCGCACACGAGCGTTTTGCGACAGTACTTATGCAGGTTGATTATCTTCAGCTTAAATTACTCAATGCTGAAAGAGGCTGCAAAAAGCTCAGGGAAGAAAACAGAAGATTAAGAGCAGAAAATCAGATGCTCGAGGACAACATGGGGAATCTTTTGTGTACAAGAGAGGAAGAAATGAAGTACAACAGAGTGCTTAATGAAAATATCACAAAGCTTGCTGAGGTCAACGCTCTTATGGCTGGTAAGCTCTCGGTGTATGAGCCTATTAAGAAGGCTGAATCTCAGCCCGATGAGACGGCTGAAGAATAATCAAGGCAACTCCCTTGCTACACGCAAAATCCATTTTTAAAATCAAGAAATCAAACAAAATTCACAGTTTTCATATTCAAAACTAAAATCAAAAAAATGACTTCTTTTTTTGGCTTTAGCTGTTACACAATAAAATAAGAACACACAATTGCAGTGGCAAGGTTTGCAAAAGCAGTAGCTCAATGGTCAGATGGGCTACTGCTTAGTTATATCTATCAGCATTAATATTCTAAAACAGAATAATAATCAGTCATAATTGAGGGAGCTGAAATGCTCCTTTTGAATCCTGCTCAAATGATTATTTAAGTCGGGAAAATAGGAAAAACATACTATAATAAAAGGTTAGCTATGTACACATATAAGAGAACAATCAAAAGCGGAGATATGATTGAAGTTGAATACTATCAATCAATCCGAAAAATCGGAAAAAACTACGGCGGACGAAAATCAAATAATTCTTTAAGTCCTGCCAAGATGAGAAAAGCAAACAAGCTCCGTGCAGTTAAGCATATGCAGAGGCTCATCAACGCAAACTTTGGGAGCGGTGATTTCTTTTGTAGATTTTCGGCACCCTACGGAACATATGAAACAGAAGAAGAGTTTCGTAAAGAGGTCGGCAAGTGGCTTGACAGAATAAATTACCGCCTGAAAAAGCAAGGCAAGGGCAGACTAAAGTACATAGCGTTTATTGAATGCGGTAAGTCGGGTAAGAATTGGCATATCCACATTATCGTCAGCAAAGAGGACAGGGAACTGCTGTCTGAACAATGGCCCTATGAAAACGGTCAGAACTTTACTCCGCTATATAAGAACGAGAATTTTAAAAAGTTGGCGGAATACATAACCAAAGACTTGACCGGCAAAGAAGATGTTGATGCCGCACAAAAGCGGATGATGACAAGTCGCAATCTTACAAAGCCTGAATCGGTCACAAGAAAGGCGAAAAGAAAAGAGATTAGAGCCTTAGAGCGTGGAGAAATGATTGAACCGCCCGAGGGGCATTATCTCATTGAGGATGATTACTCAATGAACTATTCGGATATCGGCGGTGCAAAGTGGTATTTTTGTTTTCTGCCGATTACTCAGAGGCGGAAATGGTAAATAATGGTAAATTCAGACCGTGCAATGTACGGTCTTTTGGGGTTGCACAAAAATGAAGTATGCAGCGGAATAGATACAAAATCAAAGGAGAGATAAATTTGAAAGAAAACAAAGCCAAATGTCCGTTCTATTCTTACGACAGCCAAAGTAAGATTTGCTGTTTCGGGGCAGTTTTTAAAAGTAAGAGTACAACGCTGTTTTTTGATTCGCCGCAGGACAAGGAAAATCACTTCAACGATTTTTGCGGTAGCTATTGTTGGCGAGGCTGTCCGCTGGCACAAACGATCATTAAAAATGAGTAAATAAAAACCCTCGTCCGCCGTAAAAAGTGGATGAGGGTTTTTATTATTTGTTATTGTTTTCTGTCGCAATCCTTTCAAGCTCGCGGATTATGAGCTTTTCAACATATGCGGGTGGTTTCCTCGTGCCGGTTTCCCAATCTCCTATGGTTCGCTTGGGGATTTCGAGAATCTCGCTCATTCTCTGTTGGGTTAATCCAGCGTTGAGCCGTGCCTCTTTAATCGTTGTCAATCTTATCAACCCCTTTCATAAAACCGTCAATCCAAATGACCTTGCCTGTCTTATATCGGCGGAAGTGCCCTCGAACTTGGAACACACCTTCAGGGCTTCGATGATGACCGACCGAGGCAGCATAAAGTTGATTCTGAAAAGGTCTGAACACGATTGTTTTGTTGCCTTTTTGATTTTTCCCGACTGCTGAAAATTCTCGCTTATCTCGGTCAAGAAAATTCCCATACCACAGAAAAGCGTTTGTGTGAACATACGAAGTTATCAAAATCATCATCACATTAAGCTGTTCTTGGCTCATTTCAGTTTCTTCTGCAATTTTATAATGAATTTGAAAATCGTTCGCACCTTCGGGAGTAGGGAAGAACTCGCCTTTAGCGAACAGTTTTTTGTTGATTTTCAGAGAGAATTTTCTTTCAAGTCCTTTCGATTCGACATATAGCTCGTATTCAGGATTATCTTTTTTGCGTATTTCACATTTTTGGAAAAACGGTTCAGCTAAGGAACATTTCAATCTGTCTTTGTCAGCCCATTCTCTAAGATAAGAGTAGGCTGATTTTTCAATGTATATGGTGTTCAAGAGATGATTTCAGCTCCTTTGACATCGTGAAAAGTTACATTCGGATTTTCTGTCCCTAACGCATATTCGCCGCTGTCATCCGGACACATTACTTCTGCAAGTCCGATACATGAATTATGTTCACGATAAGTGCTGACTACTTCATATGTGCCGTTATAATCATTAATCCATGTTCCCTTTTTAAGATTTTTGAAGTCGTTAAATGTTTTGATTTTCATAGTGTTTGCTCCTTTCTGCCCGTCAAGCCGATAGCACAGCGATTAAGAGTGCATTATCGCTTTTTATTTAATATCGTATTTATTCATAAACTCGGTCACTTCTTTGATTTGCTGTTTAATCTTATTCACCTTTGCGGTATCTTCTTCCACCCACTTTCTGCTATCTTCGTCGCCGAAAAGCTTATAACATTTTTTGCTATCGGCTAATCTCTTTTCAGCTTTTGCTAAAACTTCGCCCCATTCAAATAGCGTTATTTCTCTTTTAGTGCCTTTCATAACTTGCATAGTGTTTACTCCTTTGCTTAAACATAGTCTGACCAATGGTCGTTGAAGAGTTCAACAGCTCTGTCGTAGTCATCTGTATAGATTACTTTGTGGTTGGAATCGTCGGGAACATCTTCTTCAACAAGAACAGACTTCGGAATCCACATTGTCTTACGCTGGTAACAACCAACATTAAGCATTGCATATACGGCTTTTTCTGTTTCTTTCAAAATTGCAAAGACATAGCACATTGTGATGTTCTTGCCAAGTTCATTTGCTACCTTATTAGCGAACCAGTCTTTTACGGTAATTTCTTTGTTTTCTGTTCTTGTCATTTTGATTTCCCCTTTCTTTATTGTATCTATATTATATCACGCATTGCGTGATATGTCAAGTGTTTTTTTCAAAAAACATTTATTAATTTTTTAAAAACATAATATGCGAAAATTTTAAATCAATCCAAAAATTTTATTTTTGTCACGGTTTTGCTATTCGGTGAAACCCTGTTTTTGTATACCAATATTAGGCTCGGAAAAAAGTGTACAAATTTAGTATTAAAGTTTTAACTTTTTTGCGTGAAAGAAAAAAGCTAAAATTAAGACACGAAACATGTACAAAAAGGCGGTGAGTTTATGAGTCAAAAAAAAGACTTGAAAGGACAGCAAACAGAATTAAATGAGCAAAAAGTGATTGACTGGGTGCAAATTAAAGCTGAATATATCAGCGGCACAATGTCCGCTTCAAAACTTGCCGAAAAGTACGAAGTGAGCGTGTATGCCATACGAAAAAGGTCGGGGAAAGAACGCTGGCAGGAGCTGAGAAAACAGAATCAGAGTGAAACCGCAAACAAAATAGCTGAGAAGATAAACACGGAGAAAGTGAAGAAAACCGTCAGAGAGATAGACAGAGTTGTGGCCGTTGCATCTAAGCTCATAACAAAGCTGAACAGAGCCGTTAATGAGCTTGACAAGGACGAGGAGCTTATCAAGAAGAAAGTAACGGTTAAAGCCGAAAAAAGCGAAGATGAGAAAACCGCAACAGCGGAAGAAGAATACAGATACGATTATGCAAAGCGAAAAACACTTGTAAACACAAAGCGTGCAGCGGAAATTTCAAAGAGTCTGCTCAATGTTCGCGACATACTTGCAGATTATACGACAGAACAGGACGAAGAGAACGCTCTCGGCATTATTGAAATCCCGATGCAGGAAGTAATGCGACCGCCCGAAGATGATGAGCAGGACGGTGAAAGCGTTGAGTAAGAAAGTCATATGGACTCCTCAGCCCAAACAGAAAATAGCGTTGAGCCGAGGCGAAGATGAGATGCTATACGGCGGTGCTGCCGGTGGCGGTAAGACTGACTATCTTGTGGTCGAGGCGGCAAGGCAGGTAAATATACCCGAATACAGAGGATTGATACTGCGTAGGGCTGTGCCTGACCTTGCGCGAATTATTGACCAGACAAGGGCGATTTATCCGTCGATTGACAGAGGGGCAAGGTACAATGCAACAACAAGAGTGTGGACCTTTTCAAGCGATGCACAAATTAAGCTCGGCTCTTTATTTCGCACGAATGAAAAGTACAAATACCAAGGACAGCAGTACGATTTTATCGGCTTTGACGAATTAACGCAGTTTACATTTGATGAGTACAGCTACTTAAAATCCCGAAATCGTGGCAATTGCAAGGCAACAAAGGTGTATATGCGCTCAACTGCCAACCCCGGCGGTGTTGGCCACGGCTGGGTTAAGCAGTATTTTGTGACTGCCGGCACACCGGGCGAAACTATATGGCTCAGTGACAAAGTAATTATGCCTGACGGCAGTACCAAAAACTATTGGAGCAGTAAAGTCTTTATTACGGCGAGCGTGTTTGATAACAACGCTTTGATGAATAATGACCCCGATTATGTCAAGCGACTTGCACAGTTACCCGAGGCGGAGCGGAACGCCTTGCTCTACGGCTCGTGGGATAGTTTTGAGGGACAGGTGTTTACTGAGTGGATTGACAATAGAGAGCATTACAAGGACAGACGGTGGACTCATGTTATTGAGCCGTTCAAAATTCCGCAAAGTTGGAGAATAATACGCTCGTATGACTGGGGATATACAAGACCGTTTTCAGTCGGTTGGACTGCCGTTGACCAAGACGGCAGATTTTACCGAATAAGAGAACTGTACGGCTGCAAGAAGAATCAGCCGAATACAGGTGTACGCTGGCCGATTGAAAAGGTGGCACAGGAAATCCTTGCAATTGAAAACAATGACCCTCAGATTAAGGGCAGACAGATTTATGGCGTTGCTGATCCAGCTATCTTTGCAGAGCAGGGCAGCGGAAAAAGTCAAGCCGCAACACACGCACAGTTGGGTGTGTTCTGGAACAAGGGCGACAATGCGAGAATTGCCGGAAAAATGCAGTTTCATTCAAGGCTTGCCTTTGATGAGGAAGGCTATCCGATGTTTCAGTGTTTCAACACATGCACTAACTTCATCAGAACAATTCCGAACCTGGTGTACTCGCAGATAGACACAGAAGATATTGACACAGAGGGCGAAGATCATATTTATGATGAAAGCCGTTACGGGATGATGACTTCAATTATTACACCGAAAGAAGTAGTCCTCAGAAACGCAAGGGCATTTGACCCATTGAATATAAGTCAGACACGATATTACAGATAGGAGATTACAAAATGAGCAAAGTAAAACGAGACGAAAACGGTATGATTATGCCGATTAAAACTACATATCCCGCTCTGACCTCGGAAAAATCAAAGTTGAGCAATGTTTACGGTACAGGCGATAAAACCGATGAAGAACCGAAATCAGCCGAACAGGCAGAAAAAGAGAACGAGAGCAGCGGCAAGCCGATTGGACTTGACGAAATTCACGAAGCTATGCAGACTTTCAGGAAGTATCAGAACAGCAAAAAGCAGTATGATGAAAGATTTAAGCAGGCATTTAAAGAATATAATCTGTTCTATACAGAGGCGACTGCACCGCAGATCAAAACTGACGATAACGGCAGGCCTCGAAAGGTGCTTGTACCGCACCGCAAAGGCGCTCAGGCACTTAATGTCATAATGAACAAACACGCTGACTCTATGGATAACTACCCCGAAATCATTTGTCTGCCTCGAGCACAGGACGATGAACAGGCGGCCAAAACGCTCAACAGCGTGATTCCGTGCATACATAAGCGCAACGGATTTATAAGGACCTACTCTGATGAACAGCTTGATAAGTTCGTAGGCGGTTGCGGTTGCTATGCCGTGCTATGGGACAAGACCGCAGAAAACGGACTGGGTGACATTGCTATCAGCCGTGTAGATATTCTCAATCTCTTTTGGGAGCCGCATATTGAAAACATACAGGACAGTGCGAATGTATTCTTTGCCCGATATTATGACGAGGAAGGAATCAGAAAGGTATATCCCGAGCTTGAAAGCGTTTCGACTGCATCTCTCGGACTTGTGGAACACGAAACCTACGACAACAGTAATAAATCCAATGATAAAGTCATCTTGCTTGACTGGTACTACAAGAAAAACGGCGAACTGCACCTCTGTAAATTCGTCGGTGACCATATTCTCTACTCATCTGAAAATGAGGGTAAGCCTATTTATGACCACGGCAAATATCCGTTTGTACTTGAACCGATGTTCAGACTGCGAGATACTCCCGTGGGCTTCGGCTTTATGGATGTAGTCAGAGCACCGCAAAATCAGCTTGATGAACTTAAACACGATATGCTTGTGAATATCAAAGTCAATTCACAGCCGAGAATTTACTCAAATACAGCTGTCGGAGTGAACAATGATGATATGACCGACCTTGACAAAACGGTAATTGAGGTCAACGGACAGTTGCAGGGTAACATTGCACCGGTTGAATCAAAGGAGCTTGCCTCGGGCGCATGGAGCTTGTACGACAGGCTCTCGAATGAAATCAAAGAAACTTCTGCCACAAACGACGCGAGCAATGGAGCAAGTGCGGCAGGTGTTACAAGCGGTTCGGCAATTGCGGCATTGCAAGAGGCAGGCGGAAAGGTAAGCCGTGACTCCAACAAGCTGGCACAGGAAGCAATGACGGAGCTTGCACAACTTGAAATTGAACTGATGAGGCAGTTTTATAACTTGCCGAGAATTTTCAGAATCACGGGTGAAAACAATCAGACTACATATGAGGAGTTTGACAATACAGACCTCAGAAAACAGCCGTTGACATATACAGACACAGACGGACAGACGGTAAATTATACCGATGAGGACGGCAACATACTTGAACGACTGCCGATTTTCGACATTGATGTAAAGGCGCAAAAGGCAAGTCCGTTTGCGACTGCCGCACAAAATGAAATGATGATGAATCTATTTCAGATGGGTGCTTTCAATCCGCAGGCGGCAGACGCTACGCTTGTAATGCTTGACGGCATGACCTTTGAGGGCAAAGAAAAGCTGATTGAGAAAATCAAGCAGAATCAGACCTTGTCACAGGCGGTGCAGGAGCTTTCAAACAAGGTGCAGATGTTGGAAGCAATGAATGCAAGCAGAACAGCGGCAGATGTGCAGAATGCTATGCCGAGCGAAAACGCACAGACCGCACAGCAGACACCGCCACAGACAGAAAGCGAGGTAACAATGTGATTGAAATAACATTGATTGACTGCGGAAATCTGATATATTTTGAAAGCAAAGGACACGGCTCACATGATGTGTGTGTTGCCGTGAGTGCGTTATGTTCTACATTTTTGCAGTATGTGCGTGAAATGCAGGACGAAAACAATGTGACGATAGTCAACGAAAAGTATGAGCAAGGTCACACAGAATCAGAGTTTTATATTGTCAGCTCAGATGCCGAAGTACGCAATGGCATAAAAGCACTATGGACGGGACTTGAACTCTACGCCAAGAATTATCCCGATGAAATAGATTTAAACTATGATGACGGCAACCCGAAATAAAGTTTAAAATCAACAAGAGTTTTAACTTTTTTTGAAAAATTAAGGTTGATATAATTAAAATATAAGGTCGCAGTAGTGGAACTGCATTAAGACCTGACACCTCGGAAAGACGAGAGAAAGACACCTCGGAAAGACGAGAGACGGAGGTTCTTATGAACGACAAATTTATAAATCTTATCGTAAATCTGCATGACGGCGACTCAGCAGGCGCAGCTGACGGCGGAGACGGAAACGATGAGAACGGTGTTGCCACAAGCACCGACAACAACATAAGCCGTGAAACGAGAGAGAGAGCTGAGAGAATCGGCATAGGTGACGACCTTATCGACGATTATAACAAGGCTTTTGGCAGCGGCAATCAGAATCAGAACAATAACGCAGAAGGCGAAAACAACAGCACAGACACAGACGGCGAAGAAAACTCAGAAGAAGAGTTTGAAAAGCTGATTAAAGGTAAATTCAAAAATGTGTATCAGAACAGGGTGCAGTCTTTGGTGAAGGACAGACTGTCAACCAAAGACAAGCAGATTTCTGACATGCAAAAGAAAGAAAATACCGGCAATCAGATTTTCGCTCTTATTGCAAACAAGTACAATGTACAGCCCGATGACCTTGACGGTCTCCTTAAAGCCGTATCAGAGGACAAAGATTTGTTTGCTGAAAAGGCTCTTGCCGCCGGAATGACGACAGAAGAGGCACGCAATAACTTCTTCACTCAACAGAAAACAAATGCACAGGAGGAAGAACTCGAAACCCTCCGAAGAGAAAAAGCCGCAAGAGAACTTGACACGCATTTGAGGTCAATTGCAGCGGAAACGATGAAGGAATTTCCAAACTTCAACCTTGAAGAGGAATTTCAGAATCCGTCTTTCCGAACCGCTCTTGACTTTATTGCTCAGCAGAAAAATGAACAGAACGAAAAGACAGGTCGTAATGATGAAATTTACGATTTGACTACTGCCTATAAAATGGCACATTTCGATTCACTTCAGAAAGACCTTGTAAAGCGTTCAAGCTCTGCCGCAATCAGTGCGGCGGCACAGTCAATTCAGAGTGGTGCAAGACGACCAACCGAAAATGCGGTCAAGAAAAGCGGTATAACCACGCAGAGAAAGAGCGTGGAAGATATGTCTGACGCTGAATTTGAGGCCTTTTATCAGAAAGTAAGACGAGGCGAGGCACACCTCTAATGCCTTGCTGAAAGGAAGGTACGACAATGAAAAGCAAGATTATTAAGCTTATTATCAACATTCACGATAATACGGTTGACGCAGGCGGTGTAAACAAGTCAAACGGCTATGTTTACAATGCTTACGGCAACACAACATCAACCTCAGGCAATGATTGGACTCACGAAAAGGCTACATTCTATCACAAAGTATTCCTCAAAAACCTGACAGCGAAATGCGTTCACGGTCAGTTCGGTGAGCATGACACTATTCCTAAACAGTCGGGCAATATCTACAACAAGAGAGGTCTTTCTCCGTATCCGACAGTAACAACACCGTTGCAGGAAGGTGTTACTCCCGTTGGTAATCAGATGAGCTTCTATTATGTTGAGATTGCCGTGAATCAGTACGGCGCATATACACCTATCACAGACTGGGCAAGTTTTTGCAGCCGTGATAATGTGATGACAAAGGACAGTGAGGAGCTTGCTTCACAGGCAGGACGCTCAATTGAAGAGATTGACCGTGAGGCTCTTAATGCCGGAACAAGCGTAATCTATGCACCGGCTGTAGGTTCTGACGGTGCGGTTACAGAGGTTGCAAGCCGTGCGGCAATTACGACAAACAGTAAGCTCACTGTTGACACCATTTTCAGAGCGCTGAACTATCTCGAATGTCAGAACGCTGAGCCTATCGGCGAGAACTATGTCGCTGTTGTACACCCAAATGTTAAGTACGACATTATCAGCAACAAGGATTTCATCAGCGTAGTTAAGTATGCTCACGCAGACAGAATTTTCAAAGGTGAAATCGGTACAATTGGTAATGTTAAGTTTGTACAGTCGAACTTTGCGAAAGTGTTCAAGGGTGCGGGCGCAAGCAAGATTGATGTGTATTCAACGCTTGTGTTCGGTAAAGATGCTTATGTTACTGTTGAGATTGAGGGCGAAGGCACTCAGACAATCGTTAAGGGCTTTGGCTCAGGCGGTACATCTGACCCACTCGACCAGAGAGCAACACAGGGCTGGAAAACAACTCACGGTGTAGGCATTATCGGTCAGACAAGAATGGTTCGTATCGAATCAGCCTCATCTCTCAACACAGTAGCACAGACAGCTTCTCCGGCTGTCGCATAATCGGGAGGTATAACCTATGGCAACAACAAAGAAAGCCGCAGAGACGGCAGAGAATACAGAAGTATCGGCAGCGGAAACTACTGCCGATACTGCAACAACTGTAACAATCGAAAAATCTCAGCTTGATAAGCTCCTTGGAATGTATGATGAGCTGCAGGAGCTCAAGAAGAGTATGCCGACAGACCGTAAGGCGGAAAAAATCAAGCAGGACAAGGAACTTGCAAAACTGATTGAACAGGCAAACAAGGAAAGTGAAGAACTTGTTGAGTACATCGCTCCAACAGGCTCGATGAAGTCAAACAAGAATATTGAGGTCAATATTAACGGCGTGCAGTACACCGTGCCGAGAGGTGTCAAGACGAACATTCCACGCAAGGTGGCCGAGATTATTGACAACTCAATTAAGCAGGCTGAATTTGCTCAGGGTGTGCAGGATAAGGCTGCCGAGATTGCCCAGCAGGCTATTGCCGAGGGCAGAATCTAATTCAATAACAAGGAATAAATTGTACTCCTTACACAAAATTCGCAGAAGGGCGGGGGCGGTAGCTTCCGCCTTTTTGCGTTTTTGCGTACACAGATATTAGAGAGGTGATTATATGACACTTGACAAGGTAATTGAAAGAGTGAGGAATCTTAAAAGCGGATATGATGTGTCCGATGAGGACATTATAAGTTATATTAATGAGGTAGAAATGGAAATCATCAGCAATGTAATAAGTAATCGCGAAGGTGATAATTGCATTGTTGGAACATACGGAAACTATCAGATTGATACGGACCGTGACTTTGAACTGCTTGCCCCCACGCCGTATGACAGAATGTACGAGGTTTATTGTGCGGCACAGATTGACAGGGACTACGAAGAGGCTGAAAGATATTCCGTTGATATGAGCGTATATAATCAGCTGAGGCAGGATTTTGGAGTGTGGTGGTTTAAAACGCACTCACAAAAGAAAAGATATAACTTTCACATTGGATAGGCGGTGACAATATGCTACCCGAATTAAACATACCGAGGAGAGACACAACGAGTATCAGCGTGTTCAGAGGATTAAACAGAAGTCCGAACACAGGATTTTCAAGAGTTTCAAGTTCGTCAAGCAGTATTTACACAGAGTTCAAGGATTTAAAAAATATGACTTCTGATAAATACCCACAGCTTTCCCCGAGAGCAAACCGCTCACGAATTACTTCCGATGACAAAATCAAAATCATTTCCAATCTGTTGTCGGCTAACTCAGGTTTGATTTATATTGACTCTGACAAAAATCTGCATATCGGGGCAGAGGTTACAAAGATTGATGAGATTGATGCGGCCAAACAGCATCATATTGTTTTATACGGCAATAAGGTTGTAGTATTCCCCGAGAAATTCTCGGTCAATATGAGCGACAAGAAGGTGACTATGATTGATTGCCGGAACAAAGATTTGAGCACACGAGTAGAAACAAAGAGTAATTTGCAACTTGATGCCTTGACATATGATTACGCATATTTGTTATGTTCAATTACACGGTCACATTATGACGCAAGTGCGAACAAAAATTATCGACCGAGCATAACTTTATATACCAGCAACGATTTAACCGACACCAAATATCAGTTGACAAGTAATAAAGACATGGTTGATATATTCAACTTAGATGATATTAGGATAGGCATGGTAATTGAAAGTTATAACAACTTTTATTCTGTTGTCGGAATTGAAAAGAGCGACAGTACCTATAAAAAGAATAGGCTTTTGAAATTCAAAAAGTTGCCCCAAAAGTTTAGTTATACGACAATAAGAGCCAAAAACATTGGATTGCATATTGAAGTTGGAGATTTTGTGAAGATAAGCGGATTAACTGACTCTCTTGTCAGCACAGATGCCGAAAGCTACGTTGATAAGACTTATATGGAAAACCTTAACGGCAAAACTTTTAAGGTTTATTACGTTTCAAAAAATGAGCTTGTAATCAAGTGCGAATTGGAATCAAGCGTGCCGTACACCGGTACAGTCACAGTTGAAAGAATCTCTCCCGATTTTGACGAGGGAAAAATCGTTGAAATGCAAAACCGCTTGTGGTGTTGCTCCTCTGACAAAAACGAAATATATTGTTGTAAACAAGGTGATGAGCGCAACTGGCAGGCATACAGTGACGGAATCAGTACAGACAGCTGGGCGATGACCTGCGGCAAAGAAGGAAAGTTTACAGGGATTGCAACACGGGGCGACAGCGTTATATTTTTCAAGGAAAATTACGCATTGAAAATCTACGGGACAAAACCGAGCAACTTTACCCTTGCAGAATACAATGTGCCGGGCGTTGAAATTGGAAGCGAAAAAAGCCTTGTAAACATTAACTCAACCTTGTTTTATTTGGGCCATAACGGTGTATATGCTTATCAGAGCGGTAGCTTGCCGGCACTCATCAGCGAAGAATCTTTGTGGGGGCATACTTATAAGAACGCAGTCGGCGGCAGACACGGAAATAAATACTACATATCTGCCGAAAGAGATGACGGAGAACAGGAACTGCTTGTGTATGACACCGATAAAGGCTTGTGGCACAAGGAAGACGACGCAAAGATGATTGACTGCACCACATACAACGGTGTTCTGTATTGGCTTGACGATACCAAAGAAAACATTATGTGTCCTGATAAAGCGGACAATCTTCTTGTTAACAATACGAAATATGAGTATCAACAGGAAGATTGCTTTGAGTGGTCTGCTGAAACAGGCGACCTTTACGACAGCGAATTTAATGTGAAAAATATCGGCAAGATACGAATCGGTATTAAAGCCGAAAATGGAGCAAAGGTCAGCTTGTTTGTACAGTATAAGGACAACGGCGAATGGAAGAAAGTCAGCGAAATGCTTTACAGCGAGAAAAAGCCGAGAATATTCGCCGTAGCTTTACGCAGGGCTGAATATTTACGGCTTAAACTTGTAGGAACGGGACAGGTCGAAATTTACGGAATTGATATTGAGCACAGCAGAGGAAGTGATAAGCGTGGCTACATTTAAACTTGAACCACCTCCATCAACGAATGACATAGGGGAGATGCGAAATTATCTGAATGATATGTATGAACAGCTGGCTTTCGTGCTTAGCAACATTGACAGCGACAACATAACAGATGATTTTCTTTCTGCAATCGGACAGTCACAAAAAGGAAGTGAAAAATAATGGCTTATACATACAAGGTTTATGGAACAGGCGATGTTGACAATGCGGTTAATAACTACAACCGTGTTGCCTCATCAGCTCCGACATATGCTGACAGCTACGACACAAGACAGGCTCGTCAGCAGGCTGACAACTACGCTAATTCCTACACAGATAAAATCAATAAGGGATACACGAGCAAGTACAAGGGTACAATTGACGAGCTTGCCAATCAATACCAAAAAAATAAATTTGACTGGACTCCCGAAAATTCTTCTGAATATCAGCAGGCCAAAGAAAAATATACCCGTGAAGGTAAGGTTGCACAGGAGAATGTGCAGGGAAGTTATGCCGGCAATACAGGCGGTTACAGCAACACCTATTCACAGGCTGCAGGACAAAAGGCATTCGGTGAGTATATGGACGAGCTTGCAAACAAGGTACCAACACTAAAAAATGAAGCCTACAAGAGTTATCAGCAACAGCAGGAAGATACGCTGAACAGAATCGGTGTATTGCAGAACCTTGATAACACGCAGTATCAGCGTTATAGGGACAGCGTAACGGATGATTACGACTTTATGAACTATTACGAAAACAAGTACGGCACAAGCAAAGGCCTTGATATGAGTAATTTTCAGAATGAACTTGCTCATTGGCAGACACAAATGTCAGCGGCACAGAGTAATCTTTCAGACATCAGAAGTCTTGCCGAGGCACAGTATGAACACAATACATTGAGTGCCGACACAAGGTCAAGCATTGACAGTCAGCGTAGACAGTCGGACGCTTATTACAATTATCTTAACAGTCAGGTAAAAATAAAGTGAGGTGAGCAAATTGAGCGTAAACGGCGAAGAGAAAATTTATAATGACCTTATGAACGAAGTGCCGAGTCAGACGGTGAGCGGTGACACTAAGCAGAGTGCCGCCGCTCTTGCGGGTGCAGAATCAACAGCGACAGGACAGGCTGACGATTATAAAAGCACTTACAGCGGTAAGTTAGATGACGCTATAAGTAACTATCTGACCGGCAGGGGCTTTGAGTATGACCCGATGCAAGACAAGGCATATCAGCAGTACCGCAAGGAATTTGCGCAGAATGCCGCTATGGCACGAGATACGAGCCGTAACACAGCTAATCAGCTTTCAGGCGGTTACAATCCTACCTATGCCGATACTGTCGCAAACGAGGTTTACAATGAGCGTATGGGCAATATAAGCGATGCAGAAAGTACATTTAGAGGACTTGCACAACAGGATTATCAAGCAAAACAGGAGAAAAACGCAAATGTGCTTAACCTCTATAACACGCTTGAGGGTACGGATTACAGCCGTAATCGTGACACGGTAGGAGACTACAAGAACTATCTTAATCTTCTTGCAAGCAGGTACTCAACCGACAGACAGGCAGATGTCAACCTTGACAGCGCTAACAATGATGTTTACTCCACCAAACTTAATGGAGCAGTAAATAATCTCTCATCAGCAAGAGCAGCAGACAGTCAACGCTATTTGTATGATACGGTAAGTGCCAATCAGCTGGCGCAAAATGCACAGGCTGAAAGAGAAAACGCTCAGAAGATTGAGTATGAAAGAAATAAGGCGGCTTATACAGCCTACACTAAGGCTCAGAAAGCGGCAGAAAAAGCAAAAGCAAAGGCTGAGAAAAACAAAGGCAAAACCGAAAATGCAAATGCTGTATTTGCCTCAATGGGCGTTACAAAAAATGATTTTAAAAAAGGAACGGGCAACAAAGAGGACGGAGCGTTATACAAAGAAGGCGGTGCAGTCAATTACACCGTGTACGCTCAAACATACATTGACGAAAAGTATCGTGAGGGCTATATCAACGATGACGAAAGGGATTATCTATACAAGAAAATCGGCATAACAAGCGACGGAAGTAAGTATAACAGCGAACTTGCCGACAGCTTTGCAACAACAATGGGACTTGATAAACAGAAGAATAAGAAGTTTATTCGAGGCAGTATTATTCAGGGACACAATATGGGACAGCTAAGTGCGGCAGATGTTGCATACCTCTCAGCAAAATACGGACTGTCACTTGACGATTGACGATTAAGGAGTAAAAAACTATGGGCGAATTAAAAGATATAATCACAGGCAGGCAGAGCAGTAAGAAGTACCGCAAGGATAATTTCAGTAATTCAGGAGCAAGAAGCGGAGATTTAGCAGGAAGAAATCTTGAACCTCAGCATAATTCTGAAATGACTATCAGAAAAATTGTCAGCGGTGAAACAGAAGATACTACCGGCAACAATGACACAGGGACAACAAGTCCGAGAATGACTGTTAATGAAATGTTTAATATCATTAACCGAAAGAAAAACAGCAACAATACTTCTTCAAGTACAGGCTCGGATATTAAATCCTTTTTTAGTGGAAATTTGGATAAGGCAAACAGCTCCGCAGAAAATTTTAGGGAAGCAATTAAAAACCCGAACAAGTCTTTGGAGAATAGAGTTAAAGGACTTACATACATGTATAATGCTGCGGTTGCAACAGGTGACACCAAAACAGCCGAGAAAATGCAGAAAGAATATGATGAGCTTGCCGACAGGGTTAATAAGCAGACGGAAATAAACCGACAGAATGTAGAAACTGCAGAAGCTGAAAACGCAAAACTTGCAGAACAGGCAGAGAAAGAACAGAAGTATGCAGATAACTACAAAAACTCTACGCTTGAACAGAGGAAAAATGCACGCGTACACGCAACAACAGAAGAGCTTGACTGGCTGAACAAGCATATGTATGACAACTCATCAAGCAAGGAGTTGGAAGATTATAATAATCAGCTTAATAAAGAAGCTAACAGCTTGTGGAATCAGAGAGATGAAGAACAGGCATATAACCGGCTTAAAGCAATTGAAGATGAACAGGGAAAATTAAAAACTGCAATCGACAACGCAAAACTCTCTGAACAGAAGAAAAAAGAGTACGACGATATTGTTAATAACGACATCAAGGCAAAAACTGTTTTGCAGAAATACTATGCTTTGCAGGAGTATTTAAAAACAGATACCTCAGACGCTGACGAAGCTGATAATACTGATAACAGCTACATCAAGAAACTGTCTGAGAGCGAAAGAAATAAAATCAAAGCAGATTTCTTAAAACTTAAAGATAAAGGCTATAATACCGAATCTTTGTATAAATGGTATGCGAGAGAACAGGACGAAAAAAAGGCAGAGGATAACCTTGACCGTATAAAAATGTACGCTAAAAAACATCCCGTTATTGCTTCTGCAAACAGCATAGGTCAGAAATTTGTCGGAGGCGTGCCCGATGCAATTCAATACATTTCAACTAACCTTGATAAAAAATATAACGGCGGTGACGGTTATATAAATTCTGACACTACCGAAACAGCAAAAAGTGAAGCAATAAGGCAATCAGTTTCCGAAAAAATTGACAATGATTTCGGTTCTTTGCTCTATACCGCAGGTATGGGAATTGCTGATTCAACTATCAATATGGTTATGAATAAGTTTATTCCCGGTGGTTCGGCAATGGGTTTAACTTTGCTTGGTACTTCTGCGGGTGTAAGCGGTGCTAATGAAGTTATTGAAAACGGTGGTTCAATTGAAAATGCAGTGACAACTGGAGTAGCCAACGGCATTGCCGAAGCTTTGTTTGAGAAAATATCGCTTGAACAGCTCTCGGCGTTTAGAGCAAGCGGTAAAAGCACATTTCGTGCGGCTGTTGGCAATGTGCTTAAAGGTGCATTTACGGAAGGCTCGGAAGAGGCTTTTACTGACCTTGCAAACAGATTGACAGATGACGCAATAAACAAGGACCTATCTTCATACAACCTTGCAAAGAAAAATTATATGGAACAGGGAATGAATGAGGCTGAGGCGGAGAATGCCGCAAGCTGGGACTTCTGGAAGAATGTCGGACTTGATTTTGCCGGCGGTGCAGTCAGCGGTGGTGTGCTTAACCTTGCTACCGCAGGTGTCAATCTTGCAGGTGCAAAAATTGATATGGCACATAACAAAGAGAGCAACGCACAAATAGGTAAAGCTGTTATGGCCGATGAAAACTTTGACCTTGATTTGCTCATCAGGCAAGGTCTTGCAACCGACAAAAACGATAGAGCATACAACTATGCTACAAAAATGCAGAAACTCGTTGAAACCGATAACGAGGGAAAAATCAGTGCCGGAGATGTCGGTAACCTTATGTATCTTATCAACAGAGAGACTGCCAAAAATCCCGAGCTTATAAATAGAATAGCTCAGGTTAAAAAGCAGAATACACAAGAGCAGAGTAATCAGGCCGTTAATGCTCAGAACGAACAGCAGAACACGGCTCAGAACGGACAGCAGAACGCAGAACAGGCACGGGCAAGCACTGCAATCGACGCAACAAAAAAAGCCGATACAGAGGATATCGGCAAAATGTACGGTGTATATGCTTTTGGCAAGAAGCACCCAAACGGCATTATCGCAACAGATACTTCAACAGGTAAGGTTGTCAAGGTTGCACTAAAGAGCCTTGAAAGCTCGGCTAAAATCAATCGCAATGACGACGAAAATACACTTGTGTTCAACACAAATGACGGTAAACAGGTTAATGCGGACAGTATAACATTTTCAAACAGCAAGTTTGATACAATTGTTCACAGCGCAAACGAATTTGATACATACGGTGCAAGAAACTATATTTCAAACTTTGAAGAGTGGAGTGAAAGTCCGCAGGCGCAGAAAATGAGTGACGAAGAACAGCTGTATAAGTATAATAATGCTTATTCAGCCGCATACAGCTTTGGTCGAGAGGGCATTAAACTTGATTCTTTAAAAGAAACCTCTGAATATAAAATCCTTACAAACATTCTCGGTGAACAGATTGTAAGTCAGGCTTTAAGCACCGGCAGAAGAGATGTTGACATTAACACTCAACATCATGCCAATAGACTGACCGAGTTAATCAACCGCAACGGCAGAGCAGACACAAGCGGTGTGGGCGTGTATGCAGACAGCGGAACGGAAGTCTCACACATTCCGCAGGAGCTTATTAATACACTCGGCAACCTTTCACAAAAGACAGGACGAAACATTATTATCTCAGACCGCCTTGCTGACGGAGTGAACGGTGTTGCAAAAGACGGCAATATTATCCTCAGTTCGGAAATCAGCAGTCAGAAAATCCTTGCCACAGCTTTACATGAAGCCGGACATATGATTAAGAAAACTAACCCGACCGAGTGGCGAACATTAAGTGACTTTGTGTCAGACTATCTTGTACGCAAGGGTGTTGACCTTAACAAGATGATTGACCGCACTATTGAGAGGTACGGCAACCGTTTGCAGGCCGATGAACACGAAAACACAAGAGATGCCGCCCTTGAAGAAATTGTATGCGACACACTTATGAGCATTGCCTCAGATGAAAAGGCTCTCAATATTGCCCTTGGCACAAAGCAGAATAAATCAAAAATTGCAGCGGCAATTAAGTCATTGATTAACAAGGTTAAAGATTGGCTCATCGGCAAAAGCCAAAACTACGGAGCAAAAGCATTTGCCAAAGACCTTGAAGCTCTTGAAAAACTCGCACAAAGATTTTCAGAGGCGGCAGACACCGCAAGAGAAAATATTACCGAGCAAACAGAGGTTCAGAACGGTGAGAAGATTGATGTTGAGAAATATTCAATAGGAAGTACCGACAACATAGTACAAGCGGAATTTGAAAAGAAAGTTGATGAAATTGAAAAAAACACATACAATAGTGACGATGCGGTAATTATGGGTATTACACCTAATATTTTACAAAAAATCGGATTAGCACCATTACCTCTTGCTATGACTAAAAATCATATTTATTCTGTCGCAGTATCAGATACAAGAGCAAAAAGTGAGGGGAGATATCATAAAAATACCAATTATCACAATTTAGGGTTTGATACTGTAAAAGATATTTACAATAAAATTTCTGATCCGCTTATGGTAATAGCTCACCCTGATTTTGCGGTAAAGAAAAATAAGAGCAAAGACAGCACCCATAAAGTAGTTGTTTTAGTTGATTTATCAGTTGACGGAAAACAGGTAATTGCACCGATAACTGTTGATTATCAAGGAATGTATAACAACACGCTTATAGATGTAAACCTTGTTGCAACATATTTTGATAAGAGTAATATCAACGATTATATAAAAGAAGCCATTGCTTTGGAAACAATGGGCAAAACAGGATTCTTTTATTTAGACAAAAAAAGAACCCAGAATATTTTTAAGAAGTCAGGGTACCAATTACCCAGCCAACTTAAAAATTCGGGTTCCAATATTATTATACGTCCTATTGATGATATTGTCAATAAAAAAATCAATAATATTACTCAAAGCAAACAATTTATCAGATGGTTCGGTGATTGGCAGAATAGCCCTGCAAAAGCAAGTAAAGTGGTAGACAACAACGGTGAACCGCTTGTTTTGTACCACCAAACAGAAAAAGAGTTTACAACCTTTGATACAAAACAAAAAGGCTCGGGAGAATTTGACAGTGAAATGCCTACGGGTATATTTATGAAACCGACAAACAACGATATCGGAGTTGGCGGAAATATTCAAATGCCGTTGTATGCCTCTATTAAAAATCCCCTCATTGTCAACAACAGAAGCGAACTTGTTAAATTTTACGATAAGAATGTACAGGGATATACGAAAGCTAAAAGTGCGATAGACAGCGTTAATAAGGAATACAAGGCTAAATTCAACGAGGAGATGAAAAGAGAAAACGAGGAATATCAAAAGCTGTGGAATGCGAAAAAGAACGGTGAAATATCAGAAGAAGAGTACCAAAAATCCATATCAAGAGATGCACTTGATGAAATTATGGAAGAATGGGAAAATAAGGTTAATGAAGCAAGCCATAACGCTAAAGCCTTGATAGATGATTATTTCAAAAACAGCAATTATGACGGTGTTATCGTTAATAATGATGTCGGCAGTTTTGGAAGAAGCACAAAAACATTCATAGCATTTGAAAATACTCAGGTTAAATCTGCAACAGACAATATCGGAACATTTGACGGTAACAACCCTGATATTCGTTACAGTCTTGATGAAGATTATGATTCTACAGATGAAAAAGCCGGTGCAATACACGATACGCTGAATTTTTCAATTGACGATGAATACGATGATTTATTTGATTTTAGCGGCAATGACGAACAGCACATTGATTTTGATAAGGCAATTGACAAGAACAACCCTGAATTGACGATTGAACAGATATACCATCATTCTGCCCGCAATGTTAAAGAGGGTTTGCTTGCCGGCAAGGGCATTAAGCCTGAGCAGAAGAAAATCTATAATATGGTCAAGTCTGTAATGAGAAGCTATCACATTAATCCTAATGCTGAAACGGACTCACTTATTACCGAGTATGTGGATGCCTTGAATACATTCATTGATTCCGTACAGAATGACAAGTCAAACTTTACTGATGCTTTTGAAAGTTTCGTATTGAAATGCCGTGAAGCATTGCAATACTCGACACAGCTGGACGAACAGCATGAAGCGTGGGCCAAAGAAATTCGTGACGAATTGAGAGGCACAACTCTGCTTATTCCTGAGAACGCAATCGACACAATTAAGGAAAATTACGGCAGCGTTGGAAAATACAAAAAAGCCTTGTTTGGCAAAATCAATGTTAAATTAGAGCATAATGCAAAAGGCATTAACGGTAATGCAGTTGGTTCGTACATTGAAGATATCGGCTCACACCTTGAAAATATCGGTGGCAGGTCACTTATGATAGAGGACGGCTTTGACTGGGACAGCGACAGCGGTTATCGTATGCTTGACCATATTATGAATTATGTGTTAGCACCGCAGTATGTGGCAACATATGACGGTAAGTTTCAAAGCGAAAGCACTATTGATGCGGCGGCTATTCAAATGGCGTTTGATACTACAGCGGAATACCTCAAACAGCAGGGAAAAGCGGCAGTAATGCAGAATAATATTGACAAGCGAAAACTTAGAGATATTAACAAGGCATTGAGACAGGCTGAAAAAGCTAAGACTGCGCTGAATCAAAAAACTATTGAAAATTATAAAACTGACATTGCCGAGCAGAAAGCAAAATACAACGAACAGCGCGAAAAATACCGTCAGGCATATAATGCTTTGAAAGATAAAAAATCAGAGCAAGCCAAAAGGTATCGTGATAAAATCCACGAGCTTGAAGAGTTAAGTAAAAACCAAAAAGCCATTATTAAGACCGTCAAAGATACCTTTAGGACTCAATATACTGAAAGAAGAGAGCAAACAAAATATATGCAAATGCTCGGCAGGAAGTTTGATAAGCTGGTTAAAAAGTTTGACGCCAAGTCAAAAAATACCGAGAATATCCCTGAATCGCTCAAACGACCTATACTTAATGTATTGATAGGTTTTAAAGAATCTGCTGACCCCGGACAATATAAGAATGGTGCTAAAAAAACTATACCGAAATATTTCGGAGCATGGAACAATGTCGCTGAAATCGGCGAACAAGTAAGGAACTTGTATGAAGAGTACAAGTCTTTAGAACCTCAAACCGCCGACAAAGATAATCCTGCCCCTAAAGGCATGCAGTACTCATACATTGACATTAACTCGATTGCATACAACGAGCAAACAGCCAAAATGCTTGAAATAATTACAGATCAATTTGCAGAGTATGCAACCGACGAAAACGGTGAAACAATATACGATGCCGACGGCAAGCCTATCAAAGTAGGATATAAAAACATTTTCGATTTGGATTCAGCTGATTTAAGATTGCTCTATGACACAATGACGGCCCTTGAAGCCTCTTTAACACAAGCTACAGAAATCATCGTTAGCGGTCAAAGAAAATCCATTGCAGGTGCAGCGGCAAAAGCACTTGATGAGATCTCAAATGTAAATTACAACAAGGGTGTCAATATCAATGTTTTAAGCAAAAACACTGTTGGTAATAAAATCAATGCCGCATTATCGGACATGAAAGAGTTAAGCAATAGATTTGTTGCGACAAGCCTTGACCCGGTAAGATACGGCAGATTTCTGAGTGGATATAATGATGACAGCATTGTTGCTAAACTCTTCAAAGATTTGCACGAAGGTGATGTTAAACGAGAAAAAATAATGCAGAAAGCCTATACCAAGGTTCAAAGTGTTGCTTATCAGTACTCTGAAAAAGATTTAGCCAAAATACAAAAGGATGATGTTAAGGAATTTGATTTTAGAGATACCGAAACAGGCGAAAGAGTTAAGGTCAGTCAGGGCATTATAATGTCAATCTATCTTACAGATCAACAATCATCAGGCAGACGACATTTGCTTGCCGACAGACTTAATCATTATACCGTGCTCCCAGATTTGGACAGTGCTAATAGCCCAAATCATAGCAAACGAGAAAAAGCTAAGTCTGAAAACAGTCACAAGATTAGATTTACTTTCGAGGATTTACAACACATCAAGAGATATGTTGAGAGTAATAAAATGCTCAGAGAAATTTCAGGTGCAATTAGCGAAGTCCTTAACAACGAGCTTCAACAGGAAATCAACGAAGTAAGCATGTCAAAATATGGTATGCTGATTGCTACCGTCAGGAACTATTTTCCTATTTCCGTGTACGGTGATGGTGCGGCATATGAAAAGGACTTTTCTGCCGAGTTTAATGACCTTAGAATGAAAAGCAGAGGATTTATTAAACGCCGAGAAAGCTCGTCTGCTCCTATTGTTATTGACGATGTTTTCAGAGTCTTTCACAGGCACACAAGCTCTGTTGCCGAATGGTGCGGATTGACGACTCCAATTGAGAACTTCAAAAAAGTATATAACTGGATAAATACTAATAGTCTTAACGGAACTACTTTGCATGAGGCTATAATGGATAAATACGGTAAGGCTGCAGAGCATTATATTGATAAACTCATGGGAGACCTGCAAAAATCGAAGGACACAATTGACAACAACTTGTTGACTCGCATGCAAGGTAACTATATGGGTGCAGCACTTCTGCTGAATCCCGGAGCCATGATAAAACAGTTTGCCGCATTTCCTACAGCCAATGCTTATTTTGGCACAAAAAATGTTGCAATAGCATCAGCCGGTGGAATGTGGCGGGTTGACCTTGAAAAATATGCCGAATACACTCCATATATGTGGTACAGAGCAGAGGGCAACGGCACTGTGGTAGGTGAGCTCAGCAGAGAAACCGGTGTTGTTGGCGGCACAAAAAGCAAAATGGACATTATGGGCAAGGTTGATAGATATGTTGTTGGTTGCCTACTTAAAGCGGCAGAGTTGCATGTAGAACAAACAACAAAGCTAAAAAAAGGCAGCGATGCATTTTACAAGGAAGTCGTAAAACAATTTGAAAAATGTGTTGATGAAACTCAGCCTAACAATATGGTAACATCAAAACCACAATTCATCAGAAATAATGTTCTAAAAATATTATCAATGTCGGCTTTTAGAAGTCAAACAATGGCAATCGGCAACACTATCATTGACTCGTACATGGAATACCGCACTAAAAGCAATGACTATAAATTGTCAAAATCTGCTGAAAATAAGAGCGCAAAAAAAGTGGCAATGAAAAAATTTGCTAAAGCTCTTATTGGCGCAACAGAATCAGCTTTACTTATAGGCGGTTTAACTACTTTAGTTAATATGCTTCTTTGGCATAAGTGGGACGATGAAAGAGATGACAAGGGAAATGTGACAGCTGAAAACATTTTCAAAAGTGTTCTTGATTACAGCATGGAGTCATTTGCCGGAACTTTTACTTTCGGCGATACAGCATATAGTGCCATTGCCCATATGATTGACAACGATAGACCGTTTTATGGGCTGGACTCTATGAGCCTTGAAAATGTTAATAATTTCATTGAAAATATTTCAAAGGGCGATTATATCTCTGCTGCGACCTTGTTAGGTGATTGTTTCGGCTTGCCGGCAAGCAATATTAAGAGAATGGCTCTCAGCTTAACCTCATACTTTACCGACCTGACAAAAGGCAGAGGTGAAATTATATCCGATAATAAGGGTAACATTAATACAACTGTGCTTGTGCCGTTGATGATTAACGCTACGATTGACGGAGATGCCAACAAAGCTCAATATTACGAGCAACTGTATGTCAACACAATAATGGATACAAAGGGTAAAACCGAAAAAGAGGCTCGTGATATGCTTGAGCAGAAAGTCATAAAAGCGTTATCAAAGAATAATGATGATGTTGAGAAGGCGGCAGTAGCAAGAGCTAACGGTGACCTTAACACTTATGAAAGCCTCATTAACAAGGTCTCTTCCTTTGGATTCGGCAAGGATGATGTGATTAAGGCCTCTGACAAGGTTATAAGTAATATTATTGCTAACATGAGAAAAGAGGGCATAACAGACGAAGACGCCGCAAAATCTGACCTTGTGGACAACCAAGGCTTTACGGAGCAGGGGGCAGAGTATGTCTTGAAAAAGATGGCATCATCTGTCGATGATGAAAAATCAGAAGAAAGTATTTTTGATTCTACCGGTAACGATGACACTCTAATGTATAAGTACACTGACGCTTTTGAATATTTGAAGAACGGCGATGCTGCGAACTATGAAAAGGTTGAAAAATACCTTATGGAGCGCAAAGGTAAGACAAAGAATCAAATGAAAAAGCTGATGCAGAGTGCAAACCGAACTGATCCTATATTTAAAAAGTATATTGAGGCAAGCAAAAACAACGATGCCGATACAACACACACATTGTACAGACAGTTGCTAAATATATACGGCTCTGAAAGCAATTTCAAATCTGCTCTCAGAAAATATCAGGCTAAAATCAAAAAGCGACAAAGTAAATAAACAAATTAAGGGCAGCGGAAACGCTGTCCTTTTTGTGTGGGTTTTAACTTTTTTGGGGCGGTAGAAAACTATATAATGTAATTAATGAAATGATAGGGGGCGGCATTATGAACACACTGAAATTTGAAGTATATAAAAATACCCTGAAACGCAGGAATGGATTCAATCCGGTTCTCGGTGAAAAGAAATACACTAAAATCAAATGCTACTTTATGGAATCCGACTGGGACAACTGCTCTCTTGTCACTGGCAACTTTATGAGCGAAAAAAATAATATTGTAAAAAGCACAGTGAGCCTTACAGCTGATGACAAAACCGCAGTGTTTGATATACCGTCAGAGCTTGAGGGGGATAAAGTCTATTTCAGTTTGACAGGTAGTTATGCAGATAACAGCGGTAATACGGTAACACTCAATACAAATCTTGTCGGAATAAACAGGCAGAAAGGTATGTTGCCGAGTGAAACCGTAGGTTTTGGATTGTATGAAAAAATTCTTGGCTTTTACAATAAGATTTCGAAACTTGTTGAACAGTTAAATAATTATGTAACGCCTGAGATGTTTGGTGCGAAAGGGGATGGAGTAACAGACGATACGGCCGCATTGCAGCAAATGTTTAGTCAAGCTGGGATAAATAATCAAGCGATTAAACTTGGCAACAGTAAAACATATTTAATTAGCAACACGCTTAGATATGATGTTGCTAGAGCAAATTTTGATGGTAATTTTGCAACAATTAAAGTATCTGACAGTTGCCAAAAACAGGATGAAACATATTACGGCTCAGAGCCGAAAGTAACAGGCTCGTGGAGCTTGAACTCGGTTATTACAGTTAACATAAAATCGGGTAATGATGCTAAATACAATATCGGCTCGTTCAAGAAGCTAATAATAGATTGCAACAACGGACTCGCAAAACACGGACTTAAGATTGAAAATGAAGGTAAAACAAATTACGCTCATATTATGGTAAGAAATCCTGCGCTGTACGGAATCAGAAGTTATGGCGGAAATGAAGCTACTTTTAGCTTTATTAACGGTACGAGAAGTGGCATAAGTGCGGCTGCCAAAGACATCATAACAAGCGGTTATGTCAAGGGTGACGAAAGGCTTCTTTCAACGATGTTATTTCTCGGTTGTGCTGACACCTATGTGACAGACTCTATTTCGGTAGACTTTGAATGCGGTTTTTTAAGCGGTGGAGCGGACAATCATTTCAATAAGTGTCACGCGTGGTGTGCATACAACACAAACATTATGAGTCATTCCACTTCTTTTACGGTTTGGGGCGGTGTTGCCACTTATAGTCAATGCATGATAGACTCTACCAAATATGGGTTTAAATTTTTCAACGCCGGCAGAGCGTTAATTAATAACTGTCTTAACGGATATAATCAAGTTTATAAAAATAATTTAGAGACTTTTGGTATTCCGTACCTTACGTACTTTGCAACTGCCTCAGATACGCCCAATTATAAGTCAACAAATAGAGGAACAGGAACTAAAATGACCAATAATGAATGGAAAGCAGATGTTATTGGTTGCAATTTTGACAATTTAGGTCAAGATGGAGACGGTTATATGAGTGTGGATTTTTTGCCCATAAATATGAAAAATGTTCATGTGCGTGCGTTAGATACCGTTTTTGACACGATAACAGGGAACGCAAAACTAAATCCATACTCGACACAATCCGATTTTGTTAAATCGGCAACATGTAGGTACCTTAAAGTAGGTAATGTATGTGCGGCTCATATTTGTTTAACTATGAATGCATCTACTTTAGGAAAAAATAAGTCACTGCATCTTATTGATTTACCCTTCAGTAACACAAAAGAGCGAATAATAACAATAGGTATTTGCTCAACAGGGGACTTGTTTAAGGGTTTGATAGGCGAGGGAAAAAATTGGTTTTCCATCACTTTATTGGCGGATAAAGATTTTATTTTTTCTGATGGTGATGAATTAAATTTTGATTTTGTGTTTTAGGTGATGTAAATGTGGGATTGGATTATACAATATTGGGTGCAGGCTCTTTTCGGTATTATACTCGGCGCTATCGTTGCAATAATAAAAACCGAGTGGACCAAAATCAGGGCAATTGGCAAAGGTACACAGTCATTGCTCAGGGCGGAGCTTATCCGCTCGGGCGAAAAATACATAAAAAGAGGGTGGATTGAGGTCTATGCAAAGGATGCATATGACAAGTGCTATCAGTCATATCATCACCTCGGGCAAAACGGCACAATGGACGATATGCACGAGAAGGTCATGGACTTACCGACTAACCCTATAAGAAAGGATGAAAATAATGAACAAGAAAAAAATTAAGAAATGGGCGGTTGCGGCACTCATCAGAGCCGCAAAGACAATGGCACAGACAGCAGCGGCAACACTCTCAGTTGCGGTAGTAATGAGTGATGTAAACTGGGTAATGGTTGCAAGTTCAACACTCCTTGCGGGCATCCTCTCAATGCTGACAAGTGTCGGTGGCTTGCCGGAAGTTAAAGAAAGCGAGGAATAGTTATGAAAAATACCGTTACAAAACGACAGATTGACGAAACAGAAATCTGTATGGCAAGAATTGAAAACAAATTGTGGGAACTTGAAGGATATGTCCTTGCAAAACAGCTTTATGAAAGAGAGAAACAGTAATGAAAACTTATATCGGAGTTAAAAAAATTGAAGCCGAGCCGATGACAAGAGGCGACTACAATACATACAGAGGCTGGCAGATACCTACAGACGAAAATCCGGCTGATGAAGGTTATCATGTTAAGCACGCTGACGGTCACGAGTCGTGGTCGCCCAAAAAAGATTTTGAAAACACATTTCTTGAAAAGGGAAAGAACCTTCTGAACGATACGGCGTTACTTATGAAGAGTACTGATTTCAAAGAGAGATTCAGAGCAGAGTATGAACAGTTGCTTATAAGATTAAGAGGTCTTATGAAAATGCTTGATTTGAGAGCAACAGTTGAAGGTATAGAACTTTCAGAAAGTGAGGAATCCAATGAAAGTAACTGCTGTTGATGTAAGTTTCTGTCAGACAAATGTCGATTACCACAAAGTCAAAGCTGACGGTATCGACACGGTTATTATTCGTGCAGGCTTCGGAAGAGAAACTTACCAAAAAGATGCACAGTTTGAAGAACACTACAGAAAAGCAAAAGCCGCAGGGCTGAAAGTCGGTGTATATTGGTTCAGTTATGCGTACAGCGTTGCCGAGGCGAAAAAAGAAGCAAGTGCTTGTCTGTATTGCTTGAACGGCCGAAAACTTGATTTACCCGTGTTCTATGATTTGGAGCTTGGCTCTCAGACCAAACTCGGTAAAGATACCTTAACAGCAATGGCAGTAGCATTTTGTGAGTGTGTTAAAGTTCACGGCTATTCATCCGGCGTTTACGCAAGTGCAAGCTGGTTTGCAAGTTATCTCAATTACGAAAAACTTAAAAAGCAATATGCAATTTGGCTTGCTCAATGGGGAACAGGCTCTCCATGCCGTACTTGTGACATTTGGCAGTGTTCCGACAGCGGAAAGGTCAACGGAATTAATGGTAATGTTGATACCGACATTGTATTTAAGGCCAACTATTGGGGCAGTTCAGCAACAACGAGTACACCACCGAAATACTACGGCATTAAAGCTGTGCAGGCTTGGGTAGGTGCAACGGTTGACGGTATCTACGGCTCTGACACGAAAAAACATTTGGTTATGAAGTTGCAGGAAGAACTTAACCGTCAGTTTGGAATGAACCTTGTTGTTGACGGAATTTACGGTGTGGGCACTCATAACGCAATTGTTGTACTCTCATACGGTTGTAGAGGTAATCTTACCAAAGTTTTGCAGGGCTTGCTCATCTGTAAAGGATATGACACAAACGGCTTTGACGGTATTTACGGTGTTGGCACAAACTCCGCAGTTAAATCCTATCAGCAGGCTCACGGCTTGACTGCTGACGGCATAGCAGGCGGTAACACATTCAGAAGTTTGTGTGCTTAATCCAACATTAATCCAACACGAAATCCAACACGGTCAAATTAAAAGTCAGTATTTATCGGCATAATAAGATTAAAATAGTGGGTTCGAATCCCGCCGGCTCAGCCATGAAACAGGCACTTGCAATTATGTAAGTGCCTGTTTCAATTATAGTTATCTGTCGAGGGTTATGCTATTGCGTTGCAACGATATACATAAAAAAGAATGCAAAAGATAAATTTTTTAAAAATACTCTTGACCTAAAGTTAGCTTGAGGTTATATAATATAGCTAAAGAGAGATATCTCTGATTTATATTTAAAATTTATATGATAAGGAGCTCTGATTACGATGTATATTGAAAAAATAAACGGACCTCAGGATGTTAAGAAACTCAGTATTGATGAACTTAACGCTCTTGCATCGGAGATGCGTGACGCTTTACTTCACCGTGCAAGTGTTCACGGCGGTCACTTCGGCCCAAATTTCGGTATTGTAGAGGCAACAATTGCCCTTCATTATGTATTTGATTCACCACAGGACAAGTTTGTATTTGATGTTTCACACCAGTCATATCCTCATAAAATCCTCACAGGCAGAAAAGAGGCATATATTGCACAGGAGCATTACGATGATGTAACAGGCTATGCAAGCCCCATAGAGAGTAAACACGATATGTTTACTGTCGGTCATACATCAACCTCTGTCAGCCTTGCCTGCGGACTTGCAAGGGGCAGAGATGTAACAAACGGCAAGGGTAATGTTATTGCACTCATCGGTGACGGCTCAATCAGCGGCGGTGAGGCTCTTGAAGGTTTTAATGTTGCCGGTGAAATGGATTCAAACCTGATTATTATAGCAAATGATAACCAAATGTCAATTGCAGAAAATCACGGCGGACTTTATAAAAATCTCAAACTTCTTCGTGACACAGACGGCAAGGCTGAATGTAACCTTTTCAAGTCAATGGGGCTTGATTATGTATATGTCAAGGACGGCAACAATATTGAAGAGCTTATCAAGGCTTTTAAGTCTGTAAAAGACATTGATCATCCTGTTGTTGTTCATATTAACACTCTTAAAGGTAAAGGTTATAAGCCTGCTGAAACTGACAAAGAAAGCTGGCATTGGTGTATGCCGTTTGATATTGAAACAGGCAAAACTACTGTTAATTTCCCTGATGAGGAGGACTACAGCTCAATTACAACAGATTATCTTAGAAATAAGATGAAGTCTGACAAGTCAGTTGTGGCGATTACAGCCGGCACTCCGGCACTTTACGGCTTTACTCCTGATGAGAGAAAAGCATTCGGCAGACAGTTCCTTGATGTAGGTATCGCAGAACAGACAGCTGTTGCAATGGCATCTGCTATCGCAAAGAACGGCGGCAAGCCCGTATTCAATGTTTACAGCTCATTCATTCAGAGAACCTACGATCAGCTTTCACAGGACTTGTGCATTGATTCAAACCCTGCAACAATCCTTGTTCAGACTGCGTCGGTAAACGGTATGACAGATGTTACACATCTCGGAATTTTTGATATTCCCATGATTTCAAACATTCCTAACCTTGTTTATATAGCTCCTACGACCAAAGAAGATTACCTTGCTGTTCTCGACTGGAGTATTGAGCAGACAGATTACCCTGTTGCAATTCGTGTTCCTGTTGCAGAACTGGTTTCAACAGGCAAGCCTTGCACAAAGGATTTTGCAGAACTTAATAAATATGAAGTTGCTCAGCATGGCGGTAAGATTGCCGTAATCGCACTCGGTTCATTCTATGGAATTGGCGAACAGGCTGCAAAGCTTATTGAAGAAAAAACAGGCACAGCGCCTACTCTTATCAATCCTTACTACATTACAGGCGTTGACACAGAACTTCTTGAAAGCCTCAAGAAAGACCATGATGTCGTTGTAACACTCGAAGACGGAGTGCTTGACGGTGGTTTTGGTGAGAAGATTGCCCGTTTCTACGGTCCGTCAGATGTAAAGGTTATCAATTTCGGTCTTAAAAAGGAATTCCTTGACAGATATAATCCTGCCGATGTCCTCAAAGAAAACCGCCTCACACCCGAACAGATTGCAGAAGATGCAGTCGCTTTGATTTAA